TCAGCCTTCCCAGTCCTGCGCGGCCTTCTGCACCTCGGCGAGCGTCCGTCTCATAGTCGACCCGGCAGTGATCCGCGCTATGCCATCCTCACCAAACTCGCGAATGATGACGATCCACCACTCCCCCGTGAAGTCATCCGGGTAGGTGAACCACTTGCGGTCGGGGTCGTAGAAGATGCGGTAATCGTGCGTGTCGCCCGTCGCCCGGTACTGGACGTCCGGCACCGTCGCCCCGGCATCGATCTCTTCCCATTGCAACAACATGACGTAGAACCTACTGCACACGGCTGTGACGGCCGACACATGCGCGCCCAGCGCCTATACTCGAATGCGTGTTCGATGGATGGGACCCGCGCATGGTGCACCTGCGCGACGAACCGGCGAAGGTCCTTACACAGAACCTGTGGCCCGGCCTCGGTGAGACGGGCGCCTCGCGGGAGGTGCGGGCGCACGGGTTGCACATTGACGCCGTAGCCGATGGCCGGCTGATCGCGTGGGTTCGCCGCACCACCGGGATGTGGCTGGCCGTCGTGGAAGTTGAAGGCCGGTCTGCGGATGGGCGCGCATCGGTACCGATGACGCTCTGGTGTCCACGCAACGCTGTACGGGCCGCGCGGACCTAGGGTTACCCCCGTGGGCCTATGGAAGACCTACCGCGGTTTCAGCGGCTTCTGGCAGTTCCTCCTGGCGCTTTCTCTCTTTGCGGGCCTCGGCGCAGCCTCGGTGGGTCTGTGGGGCGAATACACACAGGCATCGTTCATGCCATCGTGGTGGAGCCGAATGCCCTACGGCGTCAACCTCGCATCGTCGTTGACCGCGTTCATGGTCGGTGTGCCTGTCGCATCGGTCGTCTTGGAGACCATGACATCGAATCGCGTCGAGAAGGCGCAGAAGGAATCAGTCAACCGAATCTCCGCCGTCGCCTGGTCGAACTTTGTAAAAGCCATTCACGACCTCTGTAGCGACGAGCGAATCGGCGCTTTGATGAGCACCGACGAAATCCCGAATCTTGTAAATCCGGTTCAAGAAGAACACGATCTTATTGTAGATACGCTCCAACAATGCTGGAATGCAATCCGCCGAGATCCGAACTCAACGCCTGCCGAGATTGCCAATTTGAGGATATTTCTCGCACAGCACGTCTCCATACTTGAGAGCAGGTGCGAAGCCGTCGATAACAAGTTCGGCCATGAATATCAGATTCGACCGAAGTGGAACTACATCCTCTCGATGTGGCAAGTTCTCGATACACATGTTCGTCTGCGCCGCATGGAGTTTCAGCTAGACCCAATGAATGAGGATTCCTACACTCACATCCTCGATAGCCTGATGGCGGACAAGAATCCAATGTTTGAATTCCTATCGCTGCACAGCGGATATGGCAGCCAAGAAGGCGCGGTCACCAGCATGATGGGCCTACGCTCTCTGATGGATGCAGTATTGACCTTTTCGGACGAAAAGCTGCTTTGGTTTATCAACAACTATGGCAGTCGTATCGGGACTAGCCTCAAAACATATGATACCGACGCATTCAGCGCAGGACTATTTCTTTGGGGGCTAAAGGTACGAGTCGATTTTGTGACTATTAGTGGCTGGCCCGATTAAGTCGACCAGCGCGAAATCGGAAATTCGAGCATCGAACCCCATTACTAACCGCGCAACCGATGAACACCGTGGTGTCTGCGCGATGCCGTACGTATTCGGTGACAAGCCCTAAGCTCATCGGTCATGGCAGAGCATTCGGCAGTCGTGATCGGCACGGGCGTGCTCGCTGTCGCATCCGCGGGCCTGACACTTCTCACTGCGCACGATTTATCCCCGTTGGTCAGTTTGGCCTTCATTCTCTTGCTTGTCGTCGGCTTCGGCTTGATCGTGTGGGGGGCGATTAGTAGTAGTCGCGGATACCCTTCTATGCCATCGATTCCCACCATCATTCGACCAGCGCGCATAGAGATTCCACGGATAGAGATTCCCCTCAACACAGCCACCCGGACGTTCATTGCTGAATCAGTGTTCGGCGACAGAGTGGTGAGCGAGCACATCAACTTCACGGGGCCGGGCGACGTCCACGTTGATCTCGTTATTTCAGACGCGCTCATATCCCATGCACACGTTGAGCGTCTCCTACGCGTATATCAGGCGCACTTTCACAATGCGAATGGTGCGCCAGCGGTGGACGTGCAGATCAGATCCGATAATGATTTCGTTCGGCGATCAATCCCCCGAGGGCTGGGCAGCTAGCCCGTCACCCGCCGGCTGACCACAGTGACCTTGAAGGGCTGGCCCTGTAGGTCAGTGAATACCCTTGGCCCGCCAATGATCCGGTACTCAACACCGTCAACGCGTAGGACGCCATCGGCCTGCGCGGCGAGGACTGCGGGAACCGGTGGCGCGGTGGTCTTCCAATTCTCCGTAGCCACGTCGGTATCCCCTTCGGCGGTCTCTGAGAACGGCAGCGGCCGGTGGCGGCAGCCGGGTACGTCGGTGGTGACCTCGGCGCGCTCATAGGTCCCCAGCGCGCCGAGGTGGTCAGTGTCCTGGTAGTCCACCACCGTTATCGTCTGGCCACCGAAGATCAGACGGACGCCCATAGTTTCCTGAACGGGCGAACGATGTTCTCCACGTCGGGATCGAGAGCCGTGACGGCGTATTTGTATTCGACGTCATCGATGCGCTGATCGGTGATCGCGCCAGCGACATTTTGCCGGCGGTCATACAGTCGTGCCGCGGTGATGGCAGTGGCGACGCGGATAGCCGAGGGAACCTCAGGCCATCCCCAGCGGGCGGTGATCTTTACCCAACCGTGGACACAACCCGATAATTCGAGTTGCGTCCACGGACGTTCCTTGTGGGATGCGTTGCGCGGCAACAGCGTGTAGTCCGCTACCTCGACACCGTCGACCTCCACCACGAGATCATCGGTGGTCATCAAATCATCGATCTTGACGGTTGTCTGACCACGGAAGTACTCGGCCTGGTAGGTCCGCTGTTCAGGATCAGTGACCGCTTGAAACGTGCGCCCACAAGCCTTCTCGACAGCATCGGCGGCGGACTCGATACACCATGCGACATTGGGGTCCTCGGGGTCCAGCTCCCCAAGCCACTGCACGAGGTCGGCGGGATCGGGGTGGGCCATCTAGACCGCCTTTCGTGGTCGGCGCTTGGCCACTGGCTTGTCGGCCTCGCCAGCCCGCGCGGCGATTTCCGCGCGGACTTCGGCGAGTTCGGCCACCAGCTCGGCGTGACGCTTGGCCAGCTCTGAGATGGTGCGGGCCAACTTAGCTCGTCTCGTTCTGGAGAACCTTGAAGGCGTAGGCATCCTGTACGACGGCGTCGGCGCGAGCGCGCAGGGTGTAAGAGACCTGGCCCTCATTGTCATTCGTGTACGGGTTCGCGAACAGCGTCACGGCTTGAACCCGACGAATCAGATAGCCCGCGTTCAGGTTTCCGAACGCACCCCACTTGTTCGTACCCGCGTCGGCGTAGTTGGCCCACGCCTGATCGATCACAATCGGGTAGCCCAGAAGGGTCTGGTTCGACCGACCAACCTGGATGCCGTCGTTGGCGTTGTTGAGCAGCGGGCGGCCATTGCCGTCAACGATGCCCTCAATGAGCGACAGGGTGAAGTCGTTAAATGACCACACCGCACCGTCACGATATGCCGGGTCCACTTGGTGAACCGCGTTGAGCAGATCGGCGTAGGCCGGTGCGGCGTTGTCGAACGTGTTGGTGGCAACAGCGGTACCGGTGGCGATGCCGAAGGGCTCAGTGGTGCCGGCCCCGTTGACGAAATGGGCTGCCTGCTTGCGGGCGATACGCTCGGTGAGCTTGCGCACGATCAAGCTCTCGATGTCGAACGCCGAATCGCTAAGCAGTTCTAGACTCACCTTGAGCGGCAAATTCGAGGCGCCGGGTGCGGCGTAGGTGAAGCTGCCCAGAGTCTTCTGGCCGAAGACCAGGTCGGCGCCGCCAGAAGCAGGGGCCGTGTTCTCAGCCTTGATCACACCCGCGTTGCCGGTGTCATCGATGGTCGGCCACGTGATCGGCTCACCAGTCGCGGTAGTGATGGTCTCCGCCGCGTTGGCCACACCACCAAAGGCCTTCAGCCGCTCGGTGATCTTGGTCAGCATCGTGGTCGGCACGGTGTAGCCGCCCGCGGTGGTGGTGCCCACCGACTGCGCGCGCAGCTCGGTCAGATCGGCGTTCTTCTGGCCGGTGCGCATGTAGGCATCAAATGCGCGCTCTAGCGTGTCGTCCTCTTTCGGTGCGGTCACGTGTACACCGACATGGTTGGCCGGGGTGACGTACGCCTGATACGACGCGCGAAACGCCTCGGTCTCGTTGGCGCGGGTGAGGTCGGCCTGAAGGGTGGTTACCTCGGCGCTCTCCTCATCGGTGAGTGAGCGGGTTTCGGTGGCCGTATGCAGTTCGCCTAGACGGTCGATAATCTCTTGCTTAGTCAATTGATACCTTTCGGGTGAGCGCCGCGAACTGAGCGCGGAACATCTGAGTGCGGCCGTCGATGGCCTGAGTAGTGGTGATGTGGTCGAGTGACCGGAGTTGTGCCGTGGTGGACCCGTAGGCGGGCACCGAGACCGGCGAGATTTCAATCAGCGCACCGACACTGGTGTGCGTGCGCAGATCGCGATTGCCGAGCTTGGACCAGGTCTGCTTGTCAGGCCGAAACCCGATAGACATTCCCGACAAGTCACCGCGCGCGGCGAGTTCCCGAACGTCATTGGCGTAAGACGTTTTTGGGAGGTCGAGTTCATAGCCGAGACCGGTTGAATCGGTCCAGAGCTTCAACGTGCCCGAGGACTGGCGACCCAAGAGCATCGCTGAGTCGTGCTGATAGAACGCGCGAACATCGGTGGCAGGGTCAGCCAGCACCGAATCGAATGCATTGGGCGCGAACGTCTCCACGTAGGTGGACAGGTCCGCATAGGTGCCGTACACCTGCGCATATCCGGTTAGGTTGTCGCCCTTCACTTCTGAACGGCACTCGATATACAGATGGGTTGCGGTCACTGGGGAACCTCCGGTGTCGGTTGCGGCGTCGCGGTCAGCACGTCACCGCCGTCGATGGGCGGCATGTTCAGGACCCGCCGCGATTCGTTGGTGGTGATCAGGCCCGCCTGTACCTGCGCGATGAGCAAGCCGATTTCGGCCTCTGGCGCCGGGGACAGCAGGGCGCGATAGTCGAACTCCGCTTTGACCGTGGGCGGAAGTAGAAGTGACAGACGGTCCTCAATTGGGGCGGTCCAGAGCTTGAATGTCCATGACGCCATGGCCTTGTGCATCTCGGCAATGCCTGTGCCCCAGGAACTTTGCTTCTCCGATAGGCCCACGAGACTGTCGGGCACGCCGAACCACGTTGCAATCTCGGACTTCTGGAAAGCACGCGACTCCAGCCATTGGCTGTCCTCATTGCTGACCATGAACGGGTGAATCTGTATGTTGCGGTTGATGAACCCGATTCGGCCGGCATTGGCGGGACCGGTTAGACCCCGCTCCATCTGCGTGGCTAGCTCTTGCGCGTCGTCGGCGGTAGTGGACTCATCGAATGACGCAATGGCGCTGATCGTTGGGCCGTTGCCGTGGAAGTTCGCCGCGCCCTGATCAGCTGCTAGGGCGGTACCGAACGCACCGTTGCGGGCGAGATGTAGCGGCGACAGCCCCCGGATGCCATCGGTGGAGATGCCCTTGATGTGCGTCAGGGTGGCGTCGGTGAACATCTCGGTGGTGCCATTGAGCAGTGACACCCGATAGGACTTGCGGCCCTGGTCGTCCACGTCGATCCCGACTGCTGACGGGTGGATCGGGCTGACACCCATCAACTGCCCAGCGCCGCCATAGATGTGGGCGAGGTAGGCGTTGCCCCAAAGCAGCAAGTGGGCAGTGGTGGTCTGGATCAACTCGAAACGAGTCAGCCCACCGGCAGGGTTGTCGAGCCACGACGGGACCCGCTCGGTGATGCCGCCCTGTTCAGCGATGGCCCGCAGCGGCAGCGTGGCGATGCCGCCCGCGATGATGTGCACACACCGCCAGACAGCGGCGACGCCGAGCATGTTGTGCTCACTGACGTGAACACCAGTCAGCGAGCGAGCGCCGCCGAAGAGTTCGACTAGGCGAGGATCAGCGATTGAGTAGTTGCGCTTCTCAGCGGGTGTTGCAGGTGGATCGGGTGGGCGCGTGAAAGCGCGCTTGAGCAGGGACAATAGGTCTCCCAACTGGTGGATCGATGCCGGAATTTCGGGCGCGCGAAGGCGTCCGTGCTGGTCACGGCATGGTTTGGTGGTGTGAGTGAGGGAAAACGTTCCCGTGGGTCGGCAAGCCGACGTTGCTGCTGAACTTTTTGGTCCTCTGACCAGCAGTTATTCGACCGATTGGGTTAGCTGGCCCGAATCCCGTTGCAGCGCAGCATGAGTCACGCTGACCAGAGCACGAACGGCTTGGCCCTCGGCTTGGACACCGCGACGCTCGCGCGTGAATGTGCCAATACGGCTGCAACTGCTAGGTCGATCTTGGCCGGGGAATCCTTGTCCGGCTTCGTGATGACATCCCCGTGCGGCGTGGACTTCACGACGGCATTGGAGACGTGGCGGGCTAGGCGCGGATCACCGCTATGGGTCAGTGCGCCGTCCATGACGGCGGCGTGGAACGATGAGCACGCGGGACCCATGCGGGCCACGCTGTAGGTCGGTATCTCAATGACCTTGTCGCCCCACCGTGCGCCCCACTCGGCTATCTCGCGCTGCCAGTACGGTGGATCAGCCGCGAGTTCCTGAACGTCCCAGTGATCGAACGCCATAGCCACGGTGTCCATCACGTCATCGCGCGGGACCCGCCAGCCCTTGCGGCCGGGGTTCTCCCAACAGCCGACCACGAACACGTGGCCCTCACGGGTGCAGCCGACCAGTGCGGTGCTGTCACCGCTGTATGAACCGTCGAACCCCAACCACACACGGGTACCGGGCGGCGGCTCGTCGTACGTGGTGAGCGCATCCCACGCGCCATAGGGCAGCCACGCGGAATGCGTTGCCGTCCAACAGCCGAGGGCGAATCGCCGGAACTCGTGTTCAGGCAGAGTCTTGTAGTCGTACTCCAACGCCTCGGCGAAGCCAGGACGACCAATGCACGGGTTCGCCACGCGCCAGTTGGCCCGGTCGTCTAATGGGAGCGCGGGATCAGCCTCATAGATTCGGCCCGCTAGATCGCCGGACTTCACCTGTTGGTACAGATCATGTGCCCGACTGGTGAGGTCGTAGCCCGGTGTCGTGATGCCGAACAGCAGGGCGTCGGTGCGCGCACGGCCCGCCTGTTGCATGCCGTCCCACACTTCAGACGGCAGCAAGTGGACTTCGTCAGCGAGGACGAGATGCGGGTTGATGCCTTGTGCAGCTTTGAAGTTGCCCGGTCTGACTTGAATGAATGAACCAGTCTCGGGGCATTCGATCTTGTCTTTGAAGATCCACAACGAATCTCGCAGATGCTCGGACCCGTTGATCAGGTCGTGCAGTTCGCGCATGAGCACGCTGTTGAGGTTGCGTTCGGAGTCGCTGATCGCGTAGACGTGGCGCTGTTTCTTAAGGCATATCTCTAGCAGGCCCAAACAGGCTGCGGCCCTTGTCTTCCCATTCTTGCGGGCGATCTGGGCGTAAAAGACTCGGGGCCGGTCGGGTCCACTTAGCTCGCGCAGTAGGTCGCGCTGCCACGTGTATAGCTTCTCGCCGGTGGCGTGTTCGATCCACGGGACCGGGGAACGCTTCGGTGGTAGCGGTTTGAGATTCGCGGAGACCTTCGGCCCAGCGGCCAACGCCACCTAGTGGTGGTCCTTCATGTTGGTCTCCCGATAAGTTGAGACCCGGCAAGGGTTCGGGAACCTCCCAGAACCGAAACCCTTGCCGGGTGGTCTAGTTGCCGCCCTTGGCGGAATTGCATGCCCGACATGCGGGCTGGCGGTTGGTGATCGCGTGATTGGTGGAGTCACCGTTGATGTGGTCCCACGTGGTCGCAGGGGCGCCGTCGCAGAGGATGCGGAGCGCGCACCGCCCGAAGGGTTTTCCCCAAGCTCGGAAAGCCGGATGTTCCCATCGGGCGGCGCGGAACTCACGCGTGCATCGCGAACAGCGGGTGTTCAGCGAGAGCCGACCACAGCCGAGGCACGGACGCTTAACGGCCACCACCACCCGCCGGGGCATACGCCTTCGACGTGAGATCAGATAGTGCCCGCGCGTTGGCGTCTGGCTGGCCATGCAGTTCAGCGTTGACGGTGACACCGCCGACATTGGTGGTGTTGGTTGCGCCCGAACCGATTCCGTCCTTAGCCTTCTGCTTGTCGACCTGTTCCGGTGACAGCGGGCCATCCTGGCCTGGCTTATCGCCTGCGCCCTTTTGGCCCATGGCGCCAGCAAGGTTCTCAGCGACAGGCCGGATACCGGCAATGCCGCCCACGATTCGACCTAGCCAGCCTCGCGTCGGGTCAGCAAGCTGAGATTCCACCGGCAGGAACGTCTCCATGGCGCCCTGCGCGAGGATGCCGGCAACCTGTCCGCCGTAGCTGATGGTGCGATTTGCGAGATCGATGCCGATCTGGGCAAGTGCCGAAGCAGCGGCACCACCGGCGCCACCGTCCATACCACCGCTCATCATTCCCGCGGCTGCGATACCGGAGACGATGGCCGAGCCCGCAAGGCCGGTGAGACCGCCCTTACCAAACCCGATGCCCTGTGACTGCGGCATGCCTTCACCGAGTGGGACACCCATTGAGGGCGTGTTCCACGAGCCGGTTGCGTTGGGGAGTTGCCACGGTGTGCCGGTGTTGTATGACCGTGGGATCGGACCAATGCCGGGCAGCGAACCACTACCGGCGCCCGTGGGCGCAGGGGTAGTCAGGCCAGGGTTTGTCAGTTGCGGGCCTGTCAGCGGGACGTACGAGGGCGATCCCGCCGGGGTGAGCGTTCCATTGCCGGGACCGGTAGAGATGCCTGGGATACCGCCTGAGATGGGCGTAACAGGTGCATTGGGGAACTGGCTGTACCCGCCGGGTGTCGTCCCTGCGCTCTGACTCGGTGAGTACTGACCCAAGACGTTCGGCATCTCTTGCCCGAAGATGTTCTGTCGTGGCGCGAGTGAGCCGAGTAGGCCCGTTCCGGGGCCGGCCGTGCCGTTGGCTGCCGTGACGCCCGAGAGCGCACCGAGAACGGGGGCAAAGGCAAGGTTCGCGAGGAACTTTGTGATGTTCTCCGCGATACCACCGAGACCCTTGGAGATACCGAAATCGTCGTCGATCTTGGCTCCGAATTGTTGGAGACCATCGGCGAACTTGTCCGTGGTGCTCTTCAGCTTGCCAAAGGTTCCCTGCTGGATCTCAGCGAGCTTCTGTAGAGCCTTGTCGTAGTTCTGTCCAGCTTCCAAGACACGTTGTGCGGCATCGGCTTTGTCCAGAGAGGATGCTTTGGGATCGCGGTCGGTGGCCGCTTTCTCCATCCGCGCGCGTGCGAGATCGTAGGCGGCGCGTTGGGCATCTTGTCCGCCATCGGTGAGCGAACCATTTCCAACGGCAAGGTAGTAATGCTTCTGGAATTGCGGATCGAGTGCGCCCGCGGCGTTTCCACCGTATTGCGCACCGCCGCCTATGGCGCCACCGCCCTCGAAGTTCACGCCGTTCGGTAACGTCGCGGCCATGTGAGCGTTCGGACCGTATGGGGTCACACCGATGTTCAGCGCACCAGGTGCATAACCTGGCAAGAAACCGAGCTTCGCAGCGTCGGCGTCACTACCGAAATTCGCGGTGGTGAACATCCGCTCAGGCGACGAGACACCCTTGGTCAGCACCTCATACAGGTCGCTGATACTGCCTGAGCAATCGGCTAGACCGTGCACCAGATCGGATGCCGCGCCGTATGCGGTTCGCCCGGAGGCACTTTGCGCCAGCGCGTACATGTCGCCGAGACTGCCGCCGGTGGGAACATTCGGCGGCATGAAGTCCGCGATATTCAGGCCGGCGTAACGATCTTCACCGCCACTGCCCTTCTCAGGGGGCGGCGCGGGAACGTCGAACAAGCCTGGGAACGGACTACCCGGCGGCACGGCAGGCGCATAGTTCTCAGGGTCGACGCCGCGCCGTTCGCGTTGCGCACCAGGACCGCCACCCAACTGCGGGATGCCGGGAAGGATGAGACCAAGCTCGCTAGCGTTCTTCTGATCCGGCATCGCACCGACACCCAACAAAGGACCCCACTTCGCCAGCGATGCCAGGAACGGTGCCCACGCTGCGGATGTCGCAGCGGCACCGGCGGCAGCACTAGCCGGGATGGTCGTACGGAGAAGCGTTGAGATGCCCTGTAGTGCCGTCGTAAGCTCGGAAATACCCTTGACGGTTTTGAACAAAGCGAACGCACCGACCGCGGTATAGATGAGCTTCGGATGATCGCGCAGAAATTCTGAGACGTTGCGCAACGCGGACACAACCGGGGGTAGGAATTCCCGGCCCGCTTCAGCTAGCGCGCCGAACGCCTTACCGGCATCGATCACCACGCCGCCCAGAGTCTTCGCGGCGTCGATACCGTCAGAGATCCACTGTCGCAGTTGGCCAGACTTCTGGGCGTTCTCGATGAACGCGGCGAACTTGGCTGCAGCGTCGGAGATTCCCTTGGCCATGCCGGGGAAGAAATCCGATCCCACCGAGATGATGCGGACAAGGGCGTCAGTGAATGACGTTGCGGCCGGGGCCATCTGCTGGAAGCTCTTCGCGACGTTGTCAAATATGTGCTGAATCGTCCCGGCGGCTTCCGGCTGCATCAGCGTGTCACCGATGGCCTTGAACGTCTCATTGAATGACCCGGCGATGCCGGTGGTCAATCCCTTCAACGGAGCGTTGAACGTGTTGTTCAGATTCCAAAGTTCTTCGCCGACACCGGAGAACAGCGAGTCCTGGGTGGCCTGCTTCAGCTCGTGCAGGGCAGGCATGATCCTCTGAATCGCCAAAGCCGCCTGTTGGGCGTTCGGCGAAAGTGTTTGCAACGCTTCGGCGAACTTGTCGGGGTCGCCCATGTTGGTGATGGCGTCGCCGAATCCACGGGTGGCGATCACCAGCGAGCCAATGCCCGCACCAGCGGCAGCGGCGACACCCGGCAGCAATCCGAGCGCACCAGTAGCGGCTGTTGCGGCGGCGGCAGCAGCGAGCAGCACCGGTCCCGCACCCGCCCACGCGAACGACATGAGACCGCCGCCAACTCCACTGGCCGCGTCGCGCAGACCACGCCCGCGCGTGACCTCCTCGCGACGGCCACGGTGTAGGCGGCGTTCGGCCTCGTTGGCATCGTTTCGCGCCCTGGTGAGTTGGAGTTCGGCGCGCGCCAACTGCTCTGTCCTGCGCACAGCACGAGCGCGGTCGGTGTCCCGTTGGGTTTCCAACCGGGCCTCGGCGTCGAGATCGCGGATCGCGTCACGGCGGCGTTCTGCTAGCTGGGCCTCGATCTGCGCCGCTCGGCGGGCTGCGGCTGAGGAGCGTTCGCGGGCCGCTGCCACAGTGGCCTCACGCACAGCGACCAGTTGCAGGGCCTCAGAAGCGCGGTTAGCTTCACGGCGCATGCCGGGGGTTGCGGTGCGCCCGAAGCCTTCAGCCAGACGCCGGCCCATGTTTTCACCAACGCGGTTGATGTCGCGCTGAAGATCATTTTCGACACCATCACGGAGCCGTTGGGATTGCGCCCGTAGCCGCCTCTCATTGATCTCAGCAATTACGTCAATGCGGACTGAAATGGCGTACTCCTCTCGGAGAGTTGATAAATGAACGAACGTCGCGAGTCGTCAGCAAACGTCAAAAGTTGGCGCCCCGCCGCGCTTCGGCTGTTCCCTGACGAGGAGAAAGGGGCCGGCACGGCACCAAAGACAGCCCCTCCCCAGGGGCATTGACGGCGGGGTGCTCTGCGCGAGCAGAAAGAGCCTTGGCGGAGCGATCAGCAGTAGAACGCCAGGGGCAAAGGTCTCGCGCAGAAGTAGGACCGCACCCCGGAGCCAGGAGAAGTGAGGGGAACCAGGCTCAACGGGGGTGCGGAGGTTTACGAGTAGGCTAGGCCCACTTGGAAAAGGCTTGCCTTACTGAGGATTTGATTGTTCTCGTAGGCCGCCCACTTAGGCGACTGCATGCACGTCACATAGTCGATGGACGCGTTGCGGTTCCGGCGCACCAGGAACACGTCGGGCAAATCGCGGGCCAACTCCATCATCATCTGGTGGACATCGGTACAGGTGTCGGCGGCGGCGTCCTCGCCAAAGGCTCTGTCGCACAGCACACGAACTGACACAAGGTGGTCGGCGGTGCCGGCGGTGGGGTCCTCGCGGCCGTCGACGTGGCGTACCAAGATGAACGGCAACGGGTCCTCGGTGCGCCTGGTGATCGCGGCGCGGTGCAGGCTACCCAAGTAGGCGACGAGAACCTCTTCAACGTCATCGGGGGTCAAGTGCTGACCACGTCGGCGCGGATGACGATGCTTTCACCGTCGTGTTCTACCGTGCCGCGGTAGCTACTGCCGCTCCACGACCCGGCCACGAGCTGGCGAGTCGTCATAACGCCGTCCTGGTCGACCACGACGACGGCAATGGGAGTGGTTGTCATTGTTCTGTTCCCCTTATTAGGTATTCGCCTGCGCCTGCGGCGTGTGGGACCGCGCTCGGCGTCCACGACGATGGCGAGCTGAAGTGGCGCGGTAGTGGGCTGTCGGTTGTCATAGCCCTCTATGGAATCCACGATTGCGTCAGCGAGTCGCAACGATTCATCCCGTGTCAGGACCATGCGTACGGCGGGTCCGTCTGAGAGTTCACCGGGTGCCTCGCTGCGGTATTCGCATATGGTGACTCGCCCGTGCTTATTGGTGTTGACGTGGATGCGATGGCGGGCCTCGTCATCGGTCGGCACGTTCACCGATTGCGTTCCTCATGGGCATCGCAGAAATCGTGCAGGGCGTCGGCCAAGAGCCTTGCTTCTGTGGCGTTCACACGGAACCGGACCACCGTGTCGTCATCCCTGGCTTGGGTCAGCACGATTCGCCCGCGCCGGTCCATGTGTGCTGAGAGTGATGGTCGACCTTCGGCGGTTTCGATCTTCACGTGGTCCCCCCGGTTGAGAATTAATTAGCGTGTCTATGTTTCGCGAGGGCTCGCTCTACTGGAGCTGACCAATGACAAGTGGGCCACCACCATCCCAGAACCCACTACCCGATACCTAGACCTCTAGGCGGCGCGCCAGCGCCCCCAGCCCCGCACCACCGGGCGTCCTACAGAGTGCTGAATGACCCACTCTGTGGAGCAGCACCCCACGGATCGTGGTACTCCGGTTCAACAACCTTCCGTTGAACCGACGCCCGTTCAACGGCGGTCTTAGGTCCAGTAGGTAGGTGGTTAGCTGCTTCCGGTTGGGAACTGGGTTTTTGGTTAGAGTCTTCCGGTTGCACAGCCGGAAGCACGCTTCCGGTTGGCCTCTGTCGACGGTGGTACTGATTGTTCCCAAGCGGGTTCGGCGCCTTGCGCTTCGGCTTCGGCCCTACCGGTTCCTGGTGAGTCGGAATGACGATCTCGTAGACCGAGGCCGACATCATCGCGCCCCTGTTCCGCCCACGCTGAACCTCCACCAGCCAGCCTTTGCTCTTGAGCGATTTCCGAGCGGTCCGGATGGTGCGATCACTGACGGCCAGATCTTCGGCGAGCGTTTCCTCGCTGGGCCGCGAGTTGGTGCCGTCCTTATCCGCGTACGAGTACTGCGTCAGCAGAACCGCGCGCTCGGTGGGCGTTAGGTTGGTTCGGCGCAGTGTGCGCAGTAGTTCGTAGATGTCAGTGGGTCGCTTGTAGGTGGCCATTCTCTGATCGTTTCTGCCCGTGGGCAATCGCTACATGGTCCTGCAGATCGCTTATCAGAGAGACGATCTCGTCGAGGCTGAGTAGTAGGTGGCTGCGGCCTTGGACGATCTGTAGTCCGAAGTCGCGTCGGTTGGCGAGGCGGTAGGGGTTATTCATCGTCGCCTCCGGCGTGGTCTGGTGTCCCGTGATGCCGCGCAGCGATCCGCGCGTACACATAATGCGGCTCGCTCCAACCACCTTGGGGGCGTTGAGCTTCCGTCGTTCCATCCTCGATCAGATTGGCAAGCGGATGCTTGTTCTCCAGACGCGCTGACGGCAGCCGGCCGCGGGCGGACCTCATCTTGACCTTGTGAGTGTCCCGGTAATGGGGCGGTGCATCCTCGGCGTCGTACGGTGACATGGCGATGGCTTCGGCCTTCAGCTCTTCGGCGACCGTCTTGAGGTGGCGCCTCAGCTCGGGTTCACCTTGCGTCTCGATGGCGATGCGAATCTCGCGGGCGATCTCGGCGGCGCTATCAGTGGCCACGAACTGCTCCGATCCATGCGCCGGCCATCTGCAAATCGGCAACCCGTTCCCCGATCTGGGCCGCGGTCGGATGGTCAATCCCTTGCAGTGCCAACGTCCGTCGCGCATAGGCGTCGTTGACCTGATCCCAATCGATCTCGCCGCCAGGTAGCTGGCGCGCGAGTTCTAGGGCGACATGTGTTGGCTCGCTTCGCCGTTGACGTAGCAAGGCTAGGCCGGCGCCGATGTCGGCAACCAACTCGTAGGCGTCGCGTGTCGCAGCGGGTTGGGACACGGTCAAAGGGTTGTTGTGGTCAGCGAGCAGGGTGCACGCGTAAAGCGCTGCGGCCTCGATTGATTCGAGGATATCGGCGTCGCTGTACTGGTCAGGATCGATCATGCGGACTCCAACTTGCCGTTCAACGCCAACGCGCCGGCCAGCAATTGCCGGCCCAATTCTTCGGCGGTGTGTGGATTGACCGGGACAAGGTAGCGGTCCCCGTCGATGCCGGTGATGGTCATCAATACTGACCTCGGTTCTAGTGATATTCCGATATCAAAAGAGGCGCCGGGTAGTTTGGTCATTCGTATTCCTTAATTGCTTAGCGCGCTGTTCAATATCGCGCAGAAGTCTGTGTGCTTCGGTTCTCTTTGCGCTGGCATTGCGCAGAACCTTGCGATGGCATTGCCGACATTTACCGTCGCTCAATAAATCCAGTGGCCCGCGAATGGCGTGGCCATGTCTACAGGTCACGATCAAGCTCCCTCATGGGGTATCCATACCGGCGGAAGATCCAGCGGGATACGTTGTTCCCCTACTAATGGCGCAAGTTAACGAATTAGCTGACCTGCGGATATGCTTATTTTGGTCGGGTCTCTATGCCCGCGCCGTCGCCGACCCACTCGGCTAGACCGTGGTAATACGAGAACTCGTCGCGGTGCGGCTGGACCTCGCCGGCCCACTCCCCGACTTCTCTCTTCGCATTCTTCGGTTTCGAGTATTCGGGGAAAGTTTCAGCCCACAAGCCATTCACCCCGCGCGAATAGGTCACACCATTCACTCGCAACGAATAGCTTTTCTTCTCTGAGAGCATTGTTGTTTCATAATGTCGGATTATGCCATTACGTAGCACGGCGTCATAGGCGAGATGTCGAATTCGGCGACTGACAGAATTCATCTCATAACCTGGATAGTTCGGCATTTCGCGCCATTCGGGCGTGACATCCAAATGCTGTTTCGTCCGCCTGCCGGACGACACGCGCTTCATCAATTCGAGCAGATCGTAGTAACCACAATCGAGCGGTTCGCCATTGTCGAGTCGTCGTAAGAGAGCGTCGTAGTCGACCTCCGGGTCGAGCGACCACCTGCGGGAATTTTGTGCCGCGGTGGGAACTTCGGATTGTTCGGCACGACGGCGCGTGGCGCGCAACGCGGCGCCGGCAGCATGGGCCGTTGAGAACAGGTCGTCCGCCTTGGGTCCCACGATGAGCTTGGACGGTGTGGTGGCTTCGGTCGGCTCATCGTGGTCGGCCCATTGGTCGGCAGCCGGGTCGGCGGTCAGTGCGGCGTCAATGTTGTTGAGCGGCTTCATGCGGCGAACTCCTCCGCGTTGCGCTCAGGGGCCACGGCCACCGGGCGCAGCAGTTCGCGCAAACGGGCCTTCTGCTCGTCGGTTAACGGCGGCGCCGCGTCAACCAGTTGAATCGCGTATGCAGCGATCCTCTGTTCTAGCGTTTTGTCCATATCGTCCCCTGATGGGTATAAAAAAGCGGCGCACGGGGAGGCCCGTCGCCGCGAAGTCTGAATAGAAAAAGCAGCCTGTCAGTGGACAGACTGCTGGTATTAGTTCAATTCACCGGGTTATCTCGCCGCCCGATCCGGCTATAACGTGCAAGGCTCTCGCCCCCATCAGTCAACCTCTCGCGGAACATCACGCGCATGAAGGGAAGCGTCTGACTGATCTATGTTGTGAAATCTGAAGCATCTTAGCACGGGGTCACTCCGCACGCCCCCCGAAGGTGACGGCTACGGTCTCCGGCTCGAAGCCTGGGCCGTGCAGCTTACGCGGGAGGATCGACACAGTGACACCCAACGTGTCCAGCACCGCTCGCTTGGCCGACACGGGCATGTCGTCCCACTGGGCTGCGGCATCAGGACCAGCCAGCTTGCGCAGCGTCTCAATGTCCACCGACCGAGTGGCCGTATCGCGGGCCTTCTGCGCGGCCAGAAGCTCGGGCACAAGCCGCGCGGTGATGCGCTCTAGTGATCGCAGCGGGATCTTGTCGAGGGCGTGAGAGTCCGCAGCGGCGTCAAGTTTTCCTTGAATCTCGTCAACCCGGTCGGATGCTTTCCGCGCCTCGTCGTCATCGCCCAGCGCCCAGTCCAACGCATCCGGCCTGGACAGTCGCTCAACGACAGCGCTGGCAACCACCAGGTCCACCAGGTCCTTGGTGCGGCCCACACACCCCCGCTTGCCATTGCACGTGTAGATGATCGTGGGGTCTCTGCGTCCGTTGCGCCGCGCGACCCGCAGCACCTCACCGCACACACCGCATTTGCCAATGCCGTTGGTGAGTAGATGCTTGCGCGCGCCGGGGCGAGGCCCCGTGTGGCTGCGCCGGTCCGGCGACGCCAGCAGCGCCACCACCCGGTCATGCTTGTCGCGGTCCACGATCTTCGGCCAATCCCCCGGCACCTCGGTCCCGTCGCTGTTGCGTGCGCGGATTGCGGCATTCGCGTCGCGCACAACAAGAGTCCGCACGGTGGATTTCGCCCACGACTGCGTCGGCGGCCTGCGTCCCTTGGCCTCGCGCTGCTCGCGCAGTTCGCTGGGCAGCTTCATCCACTGGGCATGTCCTGGCGCCGGCACGCCGCGGGCGTTCATATCCCGGTACAGCTCATTGAGGGACTCGCCAGCGAGAAGACGGCCCACCAGTTCCCGCACAATCGCGGCCTCACCCTCGTTGACGACGTGCTGCGCGTGAATGCCCTTGCCGATCCGATCCCAGCCATAGGGGCAGAAGCCCCACGCTTTCCCGCGGCGCGCCAGATCGGCGATAGCTGCGGACACGCGTTCGGCCTTCACCTCACCCTCCATCGTGTCGAACGAGGTCATGAGGTCGGCCATGCCGCGCCCGTATGCGGTGCGAAGCTCCAGTGACGGACCCTTAAAGGCGATGATGTCCACGTTGTGCTTGCCGAACGTGTCAATCACCTTGGCGCGATCAGCGCGGCTGCGCACTAGTCGCGAAGTCTGCCAAGCCACGACGTGGTCGACCTGGCCCGTGGTGACCAGTCGCCAAACCTCGTCGTAACCCGACCTATGCAGGCCCTTCGACGCGGAGATGTCGTTCTCGATGATTTCGGCGACGACCTCGTAACCACGGTCCATGGCGAGCTGGCGCATGTCGTGGAGCTGGCGCGTGACACCGATCTCCTCGCCTGACTTGTCGACGCTGATTCGCGCGTACAGAACTGCACGTTCCTTGCTTGCGGTAGCCACCCTCTAAGGATAGACGAGCTGCCTGGCATGCGCCGACCTGCACCGCACCGACCGCGACGGGGCCTGGCCAGCGGTGGCCGCACAGCTACGTGACGTGATCGGCAGCGCCGACCGCCCGACCGTGCTGGCTACCGTCGCTGTCGCGCTGGGCCAGCTGCAGCGCATCATCACCGCAGTTCGCGGGCAGGAAGCCGCCGGTGCGCCGCCCGCGACGCTGAACACCACCCTGCAGGTCGATGTCACCAGCAACACGATCTCGGCCCGTCGCTGGTCACGGCATCCGAACTGCCAATGCTGACCATCCATGGTTGCCAGCGCAGCATCGTCAGGGATGATGGGGGCGTGGCAGACATCAAGCGTGGCCGGACGGCCCGCAACGTCAAGCTGGCGAGCATCCCGGTGGGGTTTGCCGGCCGGGCGGCGCTGGGCTTCGGCAAACGACTGACCGGCAAGTCGAAAGACGAGGTCCAGGCCGAGCTGTTGGAGAAGGCCGCCAACCAGTTGTTCACCGTGCTCGGTGAGCTCAAGGGCGGCGCCATGAAGGTCGGCCAGGCGCTGTCGGTGATGGAAGCCGCAATCCCCGCGGAGTTCGGTGAGCCCTACCGTGAGGCCCTGACCAAGCTGCAGAAGGACGCCCCGCCGCTGCCCGCAGCAAAGGTGCACCGAGTGCTCGACGGCCAGCTCGGCACCAAATGGCGCGAGCGGTTCACCTCGTTCGACGACACCCCGGTGGCCTCGGCCAGCATCGGCCAGGTGCACAAGGGAGTGTGGTCGGACGGCCGCGAGGTCGCAGTCAAGATCCAGTACCCCGGCGCCGACGAGGCGCTGCGCGCCGACCTGAAGACCATGCAGCGCTTGATCAGTGTCTTCAAGCAGCTCGCGCCCGGCGCCGACGTGCAGGGCGTGGTCGACGAGCTCATCGAGCGCACCGAAATGGAGCTGGACTATCGGCTGGAAGCCGACAATCAACGCGCCTTCGCCAAGGCCTACGAGGGCCATCCGCATTTCGTCGTTCCCCACGTGGTGGCCAGCGCACCGAAAGTGATGATCACCGAGTGGATCGACGGCAAGCCGATGGCGCAGATCATCCGCGACGGCACGCCCGAGGAGCGGGACCTTTGCGGCACAAGGCTTATCGAGCTCACCTTCGACGCACCGTCGCGGCTGGGCATGATGCACGGCGACGCGCATCCGGGCAACTTCATGATGATGCCCGACGGCCGGATGGGCGTCATCGACTTCGGCGCCGTGGGTCCCCTGCCCGATGGGTTGCCCATCGAGATCGGCCAGATCATCTGCCTGGCCCGCGACAAGAACTACGACGAGCTGCTGCCCACGATGGAGCGCGTCGGCTTCATCCAGAAGGGTGAGCAGGTCTCGGCTAGCGAAATCGACGACATGCTGCGGCAGTACGTCGAGCCGATCGAGGTCGACGTGTTCCACTACACCCGCCGGTGGCTGCAGAAGATGGCCGCGGCGAATATGAACGTGTCCGCCGAGCAGATCAGGACCGCCCGGTCGATGGATCTGCCGGCCAAGTTGGCGATTCCGTTGCGGGTCATCGCGTCGACCGTGGCGATCTCGTGCCAGCTCGACGCCCACGTGCCGACGCGCGCGCTGGCGGCGAGGTTGGTCCCGGGATTCGTCGAACCCGAACCCGCGCACTAGCGGGTCCGGGGCCGACAAACCTCAGGCGGCAATCACGTCCTTGCGCGGACGCCCGCGCGGACGCTTGCGCTCCACGATGCTGCCCCGCTCGATGATCTCGCCGCCCCAGACACCCCAGGGCTCACCGCGGTCCAGAGCGGCGGCAAGGCACTGCCGCCTGATCGGGCACTCCCCACAGAGGACCTTGGCGCGCTCGAGGTCCATGGGGCTCTCGGCGAACCACAAGTCGGGATTCCCGACATGGCACGGCAACACCGGCAGCTTCTCCTGGCGGACTGTCGATGCCGACAT